GACTTCAGCGAACTCTTGAACGTGCGCGAGGCATCGCCCATCGTCGTGTCTTCGATGGTGTCAGCGGTCTCTTCGATGGAAAAGGACCTGACCTCTGCAACAGCATTCGCGCCGACGCGGACGCTGCCTTCGCTTCCAGTGTGGGTTGCCATAGGAACGCCTCCTTATCTGGCTGTTTCAACATCTGAGATACTTGTAACGTATCTCACGCGAAAAGTCAGCCTGGCGATGCCAAGCGGCTGTTCCGTTTCGCCACTGAACTCAACATCGGTGCCGGTTAGCACGATGTCTTTCGCAAGGCCGTTCACAGTGAAGTCAGCGGCCAGTGCCTCTTCGATCTCGACGGCGATGGCGTCAACGCTGTCATCGAACGTATCGGTGACGCGGACATAAGCATCGACATGCACAGTCAAGGCGCGCGATAGCGTCTTGACCCCGATAGTGATGAGATCGGATGTTTCGCTTCCGGTCGAGAGGGTCAAAGCTGGCAGCTTTGCCTCCGACAGGGGATAGACCCTTGACGCATATACGCGACCAGAAACAGCCGTGACCGCGCTTGAAAGCACGGCCTCAATGCGGTCCCTGATCTGCTTACGAATATGAGCCATCACTGACGCTCCAACTGAACAGTGGTGACGCCAGTGCCGTCATGCACCCAAGCGCGCACCTTATAGGTCACGCCAGAGACGATCATCTCGTCGGTCTCTGAAATGTAGGGAATGTCGGTCGTGCGGCAGGTCACACGGGGCTGCTCTTCATGCACAGACACGAGGCCGCCCGCATCGACCGGCACTGTCTCATTATCGAAGATGCCGAGAATGGTGCTGTCGCCCATAGCGTTCTTGCGCCGATAAGTGATCGACGTGCCGAAATCATCAGCATTCATCATCAGAGACAAATCAGCGGCGAACGGGATGGCCATTATTCATCGCCCTCCGGGGTGGTAAGTTTCACCGAGGATTTCTTCAGGCCGACAGACCTGTTCGACCTCTTTGGTTCCTTGGGTGCTTCATCGGTTTCAGCGAGGCCGCGAGCGATCAGCTTCTGAGCGATCACGTCTGGCAGATCATGCGTCTCCCCGGCAAACATATTGCCAGCGACCCCGCTGAAGCACTTCTGTTTAATCCTGATACGCATTCAATGCTCCAAGTTTTGTGGGTGGGGACCGAAGCCCCCACCCGTCAGTTTAGGCGACCGAGACTTCGTCGGTCTTCGCGAACGACGCGCCATTGCGAACCGCCACATCGACCTCCTGGAAGATCGACATGCGAACCGTTCCCGACTTCGAGCCGGTGTACGGATCGACCAGGATCGACGGTGCGCCGAACAGGCCGACCATCAACTGCGAGAAATCGCCGAAGATGAGGGCCGAGGCGTCGTTGCCGCCGTCGCCGGGGTCAAGGTTGGTCGGGACGTTCGACGTGAAGCCGGTGCGATAACCGTAGAGGGTGGTCCACGGATCATTCATCAGCATCACGCTGTCGGTCGAGCCAACCTTGGCGGTCGAAGCCAGCTTGGCCTTGACAGCGGGCGACGACAGCCAGCCCAGCGCTGCCGGGTTGACGATGCCGTTGGCAGCTTCGACAGTCTTCACGATGGTGACGATGTCAGCCCAGGTCAGCGCGTCCACATCGGTTCCCGCCGAGATGTCCACGTTGCCGACGTTGCCGTCGTTCAGCAGGCCGGTCGGCTGACCGGATGCGCCAGAGCCGTTGATCGCGTAGTACTCGATCTTGTCGGCAACCGAAGCCAGAAGGTCGTTCTGAACCATCTGTTCGATGGACGGAACGCTTTCCATCATCAGCAGACGCGACATCTCAACATACGCACCGAGGGTGCGCGGCTGAAGGGTCACACCAGCATCGGTCTGGCTCTGATCTGCAACGTCGCCACCTTCCTCAACGAAGCCAGCCGCCGCACCAGCCGAGAATTTCGGCATCTTGATGCGGTTGGTCAGGCCCGAAAGGTACGTGACGCCGAGACCGGACATCACTTGGCGAGCGCGAAGAGCCTCGATGAACATGTCGCCCCGGTGGATCGTCGGGACGAAGTTGTCGGTGACAGCTTCACCCGTGATGCCGCCAGTCGCTGCGGTCGTCATCACGCCAGAGCGCCAGATGTAGTCGGGGACATACATGCCCTGACCCTCTTTGCCGGTGCGGTGCGCGATCTCTTCGTGCATCTCACGCTCAAAACCGGCTTTGTTCCAGTTCCCGGTGATCTGCGCCTGGATCATGCGACCCAGCGAGTAGTTGCGCTGCTGCTTGGGCGCGACATCCACGGCGGCGGGCTGCACTTCGAGCGGCTTGTTGCCGATCACGTCAAGCAGCTTGCCACGGAATGCGTCGATGTTCAGACCGTTGCGGATGGCTTCTTCGCCAAGGTCGCGGTGGTTGTGACGCGCGGCCAGAGCGAGGATTTCGGCATCGTTCTTGCGGGCGGCGCGAACAGCTTCAGCCTTTGCCGCCTCAAGGTCGATGTCGTTCTTCTTGACTTCTTCAGTCATCGGAGAACTCCTTTCGAGAGTTTCAAGTTGAGGTTTAGCTGGAACCGACCGCCCAACACCGACCAGATTGGACTGATCCGCCGGGATTGATACAATCGAGATTTCCATTGGTGTGGTTCCGACCCGGTAATAATCTTCCGGGTCATCGTCACGCTTGATCCGACCATCGATGCGATAGCCGACAGAGATGTTCTGGCGAATGCCGTCCAGAACATCGCCGAACACTTCAGAGGCCAGCGCGCTTTTCCCAAAGCGCACCTTCGCGCGGAGACGCCGCCCGATCTCATCCAGTTCGACTTCCTCCACGACACCAATCTGTCTGGTCATGTCGTGGTCCAGCAACAGCGGGGCGCGCCCACTGTTCAGGAACTCCAGGTTCATGCTGCCAGCGGCATGGTCGATGACCTCAAGGCCAAAACTGCGCTCGACAGGTTCTTCCGAGGACACGCCGACGATTATTCGGCGGCTTTCCTCATCGATCTTCTTGCCGTCCATGTGCATGGCGCGGACGACCATGTCGTCACGCGAAAACCGCTCGCCGTCATCGATCACAGGTGCGGTTGTTTCAGGGTCGCTCATCATGTCTAGTCCTCTTCGCCATGAACTTCAGGCTGCACTGGTGCCTTGTCGCCGAACGGCTCAAAGGCGATGCTCAAACCATACCGCGCAGCCATTTCCTTGTCAGACTGGATCTGCGAGAACAATTCTTCAACATCTATACCATAGTTTGCGGCGATGGCCGACATGCTTGTCATGCCGTTGCTCAGGGCCTCCGCATGGGCGCGGATTTCCTTTTGCGGGTCAACCCAGCTAAAGCCACGCCCCCGGAAGTGGATGTTGTCGGCGAATTTGTCGTGCTTGCTAGGCGGTATTGGGATGTCACCGAAATCCAAAGCATTCCGCAGCCAAGCGCGGAATACAGGTTCGCAGAAATGCTCAACCATGAAGGATTGCAGCATCTTGTAGTGGTCACGCTCTTCAATGGTCCCTTGACGGATCGAAGAGTAGCTGACACCAGTCAAATCATTTGCAAGGCTGGTATAGCTAACACCCAGTCCCGAGGCGATGCCACGCAGGATCGCCTTCTCAAAGGCGTCAAAACCAGCGTTGGGGTGCGTGGGATCAATGAGTTGGAAATTGTGACCCGCCGGTAGCTGGTAAACACTGGCTGGAGACATGTCGATGATCGGGACGCCATCATCGCTGACATCATCTCCAGCGAACTCATCGCCATCTGGCGTCGTCACAATGCCGAATTTGGCTGCACCAGCGCGGGCCGCGATCAATTCAGCCTCACGATAGCCGTGCAACATCTTCAACCCGGCAATGGCCGGGGACATGAACGGCTCACCGCGCGTCTGATAAGTTCGCGCGGGCATGTAAACATGGATGATCTCTGCCGCCGGTACGCGCACATGCTTGCGGACAGTCCCATTGGCGGAAAACGTGTCATTTGGGTGCGAGGTCAAAACATAATAGGCGACAGGCCGTTGTGCCTTGTCCACCTCGACACCCATCCTGATCTGATTGCCATTCTCGGCTTTGCCATTTTTCTGGTCATCAACCAGATCGGCCTCAATGAACTCAAGCGCGAAGCCATCTCGCAGGCCTCGGCCACGAACGAGGCGCACAAATACCTCACCATCTCTGGCAAGGCTCTCAATTGCGAACCGCTGGGCGTCAAGCCACGACAAACGCCCGGTGATGTCGCAGTTGCCACGCCGCCCCCATGCGCGGAAGGCGTTCTCAATGATCGCATTCCCAGCCACATCAAAGGTCCGATCCGAGTTGCGCGCTCGGACCTGAAGGCTGAACCCCTTTTCACCGACGACGTTCACCTTCATCAGCGTCAGAAAGCGCCGCGCGTATTCGTTATTCCGCGCCAAGTCACGGCTGCGGTGGCGAAGCACAGGCAAGGCCGTCCGCAGTTCACTGTCGGCTGAAAAATTGGACCCGATAAAGTCCGCAAAGAGACGCCCTTGATTTGCGCCCAAATAATTCCGCACCCGCCGACGCCTGGGGCGCTCCGGTTGAGCAACGGAAACATCTCGGCGCAGGAAGTCAAATAGCCCCATCAGACAAACCTCATGACCACTGTGGCCGATCCACGCTTCCCGCGCGCAATGGCGTTTCTCTTGCGTTCGACAGCGACCTCGCGCCGATAGTAGTCACGCCATTTCATCAACTCATCCGGCGT